TACTGTCTTATTAATAAGAGCGTCAATCCTATCAGGAAAAGTTCCAACGGGAACGTGTCCACTATGAGATTGTGTATAAGGTAATAAATTGTATCTGTAACCATCCTCATTAATATCATTAATACTTTGATACGGATATAAAACTGAAATATCTTGATTTGTAATATCTAATTCATCAATAGGTATGAAAATAGATAAACGAGCGTTTGGTAATCCAAAACCATTATTACAAAAAACTCTACCACAAACAACACCATAATCAGCACAAGCTCGAGTATATAAATTATTAGGCGAAATCGTTAAAGACAATAACTCTAAAGTGTCGTAATTTTGTTCTAACTTAACCTGAATGGTCTTGTTTACCCCTAACTCTGTTCTAATTCTGTATGTTGATGACATGTGTGTTTTTAAATAAATATTTTAAACACACTTTTATAAAAATAAAGGATGTTAGCTAAAGTTAACTGTAGTTAAGTTCTTTACTATGATTCGAATATCTTTATTAGGATATCTCACATCATAAATTTGTGTTGGTTCAGCAAATATTGTATCGTCAATAAGTTCAATCTGTCTAGTATCACTATTCGCATATCTTTGTGAAGTTTGAGATGATGAATATTGTCCACCCACTTTATTGTAAACTTTAATATCTGTTACTGTTATTACCCCAACTTCTTCCTGAACTAATCTTCTTATTTCTGATATGTAGACATTTGAACCCATTTCTCTTGTTGATGGACTCATATAGTTTTGAACCTTTTCAACCAAGTTTGTAATAACTGTCCCCTGATTTTGACTAGCATCTAATACTACTGAGACATCAAATGCCAAATCAATTACATTGGCTGAATTTACAAAAATATAATCATTTATCATTCTGTAATTTGACAGGTAATTAGCAATATTACTTTGTAATGTATTTGACACATTACTTGATAAATTACCTTCGGTATCATAAGATAAAATATTAATTTTGATTTTGTTGTCTTCTTCAGTTATTGCAACTTTTGCCGGAGCCCCAAACATCGATGGCATTTTTCTTAAAATTGCTTCGTAGTCATTAATAGTTACAGCTCTGTTTTGTGATGCAAAATTAAATCCAACTAAGTTTCTAATTTCTTCGATTGTTGGAGCATTTGCTCCTCCAACTGCCGCAGTAACATTATTTACCTGAAGAGAGTTAATGGTATTTAGATTTTGTTGAGAGTTAGGACCATTCACAGAAAAATTAATTGTCCCAATTTGATTCATAACTCCAACACCTATATTACTTTGTAATCCACCTCCAACACGGTACTGAATGAACAATGTCGTAGTTGGTTTTAAAGTAGAACCTAAAGAAAAATTATTTTGATATTTTGAGATATCTAAAGTAATTCCGTTTAAAGCATATTGTCGTAATAATTCATCCGTAGATTGATTACCACCACCAAAAGTTAATTTAAGATAACCCTGTGGTGTATACTCAGTAATAAATCTTTGATTTGTTTGTAAATATTTTCCAACTTTAATACCAGGATTATCAGATGTTTTAGTAGTATCAGGTATAAAAATTCTATCCTCAGCTAAAGCTTGTACTTCATACCATCTATCAACTGTTGATAAAAATTCTTGAGCCGATGGAATATTTGTAAAATTATTTCCGTTCTTTAAAAGAACACTTGTGACACCTAAAACATTTTGTTCAGGTAAAAATACTTCTAAAAATGGTCTTGAATCTGTTTGTGATATAACCTTTTTAAATACTCTTGTTACACCATTTACAACAGGTTCTCTTTTTAAAATAGTATAATTCACTAAACTACCATTAGCATTAAAATTTGGGATTTTTAACCTGTTTGGGAAACCTTCTGAATTGTATTCAGAAGCAAAATCAATATCATATAAAGTTTCAAACGTTTGGCCAGCGCCTAAAACTTGACTTCCTCTACGTAAAACACCACAATATTGTAAATTTTCAGAATCACCATCTACAGGAACTGTAATAGAAAAATCACAAAGAGCAATAGAAGGTCTTAATCCCGGTATTTTTAAACCATATGTTCTTGCTATGTTATAAACAGATATATCTTTTTGAGCATATTGTAGAACAGTTTCCTGTAATGCTCTGTCAATATTAAAATTTAAATTATCCGTAACCGCCGCGTTTAAATCTAAAAACACTGAAAAAATCGAAGCGTCGTTAACATTTTGAATTAAATCAGGATAATAAGTTTGAACATAATTTATTAATTCTAATCTTATCGCTTGGAAATCCCTTGTAGTATATGATATTTGTTGTGCCATTTTATATATTAATAATTATAAAGTCCGAAGTATTAAATACTCCACTAGTAATATTATAATTTATTGTTACCTTTGCAGTGTGTTCGTTTATTGCCAAATCAGGTAAAGTTAATTCTCCCGTTTCAGGGAAAGTAGTCGCTAAATCTGATTGTCCATCAGGTGATATAATTGGTTCAACTTTAACTGATGTGATTTGAAGATTAGGAATATACGTAGTTACCGCATCCTTTATTTCCGTTTCAATCTCGTTAAATGTTGGTCCGTCAAGTGGTTCAAAAATATATTCATATAATCGAGTTCCAAAATTTGGTAGAAAATATCTACTTCCTTTTCTTGTTAATAACAAATGAATTAAGTCGGTTTTAATTTCGTCTTCACTAAAGTCGGTTAAATCTAAATATTTACCGTCAAAAGAATCTCTGAATGGAAATGTTATACCGTATGTTTTACCTTGAGCCATATTTCATAAATACTATGAAAATAAAAATCCCGACCTAGCTCGGGATAACACATCGGATTTTTTTAAGAAGAACATCCAAAACAATCAAATTCACTATTTTCAGGTTTTTCAGGTAGATTCATATAACTGTAATCAACCTTTGGTGGTTCAGGTGTTGGTTTTGGTTTGTTAATTTTTGATACGTCCATAGCCAAGTGTTTAGCTCCCGTTGAGATTGCTCTTGTTCTAACGTAATAACAAAGTGTTTTCAACCCTTTTTCCCATCCGTAGAAATGTGATGATGAAATCTTTGACAATGTTGGGTTTGACATGTAGATATTCATTGATTGTGATTGGTCAATAAATGGTGCTCTATCTGCCGCCATCTCAATCAATTCTCTTTGTGAAATTTCCCAAATTGTTTTGTATTTCTTAATTAAGTGTTCAGTTCTTTTAACTTTGAAGTTATATCTCTTGTCTTCTTGGTCAAGGTAATTATTGAAATTAATATTTTGAATTGAACCTTCGTTCATGATAATTTCATTCTTTAAGTCCTCAGACCAAATTCCAATCTTCTCAAAATCACTAATCAAATACTTGTTAACAATCATAATCTCTCCACCAACCACACGTCTGTTAAAGATTGCTGAGTGAGCGGGTTCAGTCATTTCATATGAACCTGTAATCTTAGCTGAAGATGCTACAGGCATTTGAGCCGTAAATAATGAGTTACAAACTCCATACTTACTAACATTTTGTTTAAGAATTTCCCAAGGCCATCTTTTAGATAACTCATCTTCTTTCAATCCCCACATATCAAATTGAAATACTCCTTGTGACATCGGTGACCCTTCAAAGTGAGCATATGGTTCATACTCACCATCCATACACAATCTGTTACTTTCAGTGATTGCCGCGAAATAGATTGTTTCAAAAATCTCTTTATTCAATTTACGTGCTTCTTCAGATGTAAAGATGTAATCCATCAAATAGAATACATCTGCTAGTCCTTGAGTTCCAATAGCAATTGCTCTTTGGTCCAATCCACCCTTATGTCCCTTTTCAGTTGAATAACTATTAATATTAACTACTTTATTCAATGCTCTAACAACCTTACGAGTTTCATCATACAATCCTTTAAAATCAAACTCACCATCTTTTACATAGTTCTTTAACACCATAGATGAAAGAGTACAAATTGCCGTTGTATTTTCGTCAGTATATTGGTAAATCTCATTACAAAGGTTTGATTGTTTAATAACACCAATGTTCTGATGGTTTGTCTTTCTGTTAGCACTATCTTTAGAACATAGATATGGAACTCCTGTTTCAACTTGTGATTCAATAATCTTATTCCAAATCTCCTGAGCCTTAACTTTCTTACCAAGACCTAACTCAACTGCTTTGTTGTAGTTAGATTCGTACTCATCACCATAACTTTCTTGTAATGGTTTGATACCTGCTTTAATAATATCGTTAGGACAGAACAAATACCAATCGTCATTGTTCTTAACTGCGTTCATAAAGTTGTCAGGAATCCAAAGTGCTGTAAACAAATCACGTGCTCTCAATTCCTCAGCACCTGTGTTCTTTTTAATTTCCAATAAGTCAAAGATATCTTTATGCCAAGGCTCCAAGTAAATTGCCGCAGAGCCAGGTCTACGTCCTTGTTGATTAAAGAAACGAAGTGACTCGTTGACAATCTTCAAATACTTTAAAAGCCCACCTGCGTAGCCGCCTGAAGATGAAATACGACTCTCCTTACTACGAATGTTAGACATTGATAGTCCGATACCCGCAGCGTCAGATGAGTAGGTTGAGATATCTCTCATGGTGTTTAACAAACCTTCTC